ATTTTTTAAATGTGCATACGCTGCGGCTGTTGCCACTCTTTGCGATTCTGGCAGCTGACTTGCTGTTCCTTCATAGTACGATGTTGCTACTCTACGTGTAGCAAAGTTGCCAGTGTATTGAATGTCAAACGATAATGCATCAACAATATACTTTGTATCTCTTGAACATTTTGCTTGATCATATACCAGAGCTGGATAATTTGTATTGATCCAAGTAATTAATTCGCCTGCAATAAAATCTCTGTTTAGTTGCAATAGTACACGAGCTGCTGCTCTACTATTATCTACTCCAGGATCACTAAATGTAAGTGCATCTGCTGCGGCGTCTGTACTAACAACACCATTTTGAATAATATCTAAAATTTCATCAAATGCAGCATCTGATCTAGATTCAGCAGTAGCATCACTTAGGTATGTACCAGTTGCAAGTGTTTTCATGTATTGGTAAGAAGCAATTGTTTGTTGGAATTGCGCACTTAGTACATAAGCAGTGTTTGCTCTTTGATATGATAATCCAGTTGTAACAGCATTATAATTAGTACCTAGAGCTATGTCAAAAGCAACACTGTCAACAATTTGTCCAACATCACGTCTACATGTAGCACTATTGTATCCTCTGCCTTCGATAATCTCAATTACTTCATCCCATGCTGCTCCAACTCTTGTTGTAGCAGTTGCATCAGCAGCAACATCACTAAGTGCTAGTGTAAGTGTTTTAACATTTTTATATGCAGCAAGTGTAACTGTTAATTGTGTTGTTGTTACTTCGCTTGCATTGGCTCTTGCATAAGCAAGTCCTGCGGTAACACTATTATAGTTTGTTCCAAGAACAGTATCATAGGCTACTGCTTCAGTAATAATTCTAACATCACGTTCGCACTTGTCTTGATCGTATGACAAGTTGCTAAACTGCTCTGCAATATATTTTATTGTTTCATCAACAATAAAGTCTTTATTAAGAAGAATTGAATCCTTAGCTGCTACTGCTCCTGGGCTACTAGCATTTGTATCATCATATACAATATCAGGAGCGCCACTACTATCTTCATTTGAAATGAAGTTTGTAATAATTGCAGTTTTTTCAATTATATCATATCTATATTGTTCATTAGCAGGATCGCTATCTGGAATAAGGGCAAGTATTTCGTCTCTAGTTGCTTCAATACCAAAAATAGTAGGTGCTAACTGTTGATTAAGTACTTTAGCACTGTTTGCACGTAAGTAACTTCTACCAGCGGAAATACTTTGATAATTAGTGCCAAGCGCAACATCGCCCATAATAGCATCAATAATTCTTCTAACATCTCGTCTACAAACAGTTTCGTCATATATAAACGGTCGTGTTGTAATATTGTTTCCGGTTACATAATAAACAGTTGAGTCGCCTTCAAACTTAATAACACTACCTGTTTGAGGAACATCTCGTAAACTGTTTACAGTAATTGTTTTATTTTTAATTAGGTTAGCTGTTGCTGTAGCTGCACTACTAAATCCACCGCCTGTTAATGTAATAGTTGGTGCTGATTGATAACCGCTACCTGGATTATCAACTGTAATACTTGTCACTTCTCCTCTTAACGCATCAACACTTACTGTACCTTGAGCAGTTACACCTCCTGGAGTTTGTGGAGCATCAAAAGTAATAGTAGGTGTACCAGTATATCCAGCGCCTGTGCTGTTTACTGTAACACTACCTACACTTGATGTATATGTTTGCGATGGTCTTGCTGTAGTGTAAACTTTTTCAAACAGTCCGTCAGCAATAATAGCAAATGTACCAAAGTCACTAACACTGTTTGAAATACTAAGATAGCCACCTTTGGTTGTTAGGAACCCAATACGTGTAAAGACCGAGAAGCAACTAACAATCTGTGTATAACCAAAGTTGGTAACATGGAAACCAATACCACCTTGAGCAATTTGTGTAAATGCGTCTGCAACAAAACTAAAGACTAACGATCGTTGATCGTAGTCATTACCGTCAACTAAAATACCGTTGCCGCCGCCGTTAACATTTATTCGTTTTGCTAGTGGAACAGCTGGATCGTTTTCAATTGGTCTAGCTGTTGCCGGTACACCTTCAATTTGTTCAGTTTGAAATGGAATAAATTCTGTTCCGTCATTCAACCACGGACCGTTCATGTTAGTACAGTTTTGTACATATGGCGATGTAGTAACTAGAGCACCTTGTCTAATTCTTGCACACCAACCCGGATCACGTAGTCCTCTAAATGTCATCTGGAATAGATAACAAGCATTATCCATTAAGAATAAATCGTTTGTTGGATTGTTTGGAAAAACAAGTACGTTACGTAAACTATCGCCACGTACTGTCATTCTTTCTTTTAATGTAATTGGATTGTCTTCGTAGAACTCTCCTGGAGCAACTTTAATAGTCGCGCCTGCTGGAGCATCTTCAACTGCTGACTTAATAGTGCGTTTTGCTCTTGATGCACCTGCACCTTTACCGTCGTTTGCGTCATCACCTTCTAAAGAAACATAATAAACTAAATCGTTTGTCGGACCACTACTACTTCCAGTAACTTCCAAGTTACCAGAAACTTTAACTGCTCCTGCGGAAGGAGTAAGTTCAATAGTTCCGTCATTGTTAATAATAAGTTCATTGTTATCGATTTTTCTTTGGTATATCGACTGCTTCTTAATATATTCCATTTAAACTTCCAAATAACTAATTGTTGCACTCAATCTGTTTGAGTCGGGACTATTTAAAACAACACTGTCCCCTTCTTCTAAGATTAGACGTTCAGTATTAAACGAAAATGTTTCTTGTGCTGGCATTGCAATCGTATTTAAAACTTTGTTTGCATTAGTTTTTGATTCGCCGCTTGGTATAACGTGCATGTCAAAACTACTTGCAAATGAAGCATCAGTTGTTGTTGCATAGTTGCAAACAACAATTGTAGTAATTGCATATTTTTTTTGTGCCGGCACTAACAGTATTGTTGTGTCTGTTGCTAATATTAGATTACTTGCAATGGCCATTCTCTTTTTCCTTTAAAAAATTATACTATACAATAGTGCTTTGTTTCTACTGATGATTTCATCTGTGGTTGAGTTTTGATTAATAAAAAATATACCAGTTCCTCCGTCAGCTTCTGCTTTACCATAAAGTTTAACTCCATCTGTTGGTGCTTCAGGATCAGTTGTAATAGGAAACAATGCAGGAGTTCCAAACTCTACACTTCCTGTTCCGGTACCTTGCACCTTAAGATTTGAATTTTGGTTTATGGTTGAAATTGTGTTAGTTGTAATACCAACTTCAAGTAATTCAATACTTGCTTGATAAAAACGTGCTACTTCACTACTATCAACTGTGATAAGAGCTAAACTTGCACTACTTGTTTCGTCTTGATCAGCTACACTTACAGTTGTATCACCGCTTTCGATTGTGTCAGTAAAGTTGTATGTGTTATACGCTTTAACATAATCTTTAACAGCTTTTACGTTTGGTATGTGATCGTCATCTGTTGGCGCACTAAGTCTATCAGGCAAGTTTACGTTTGGTTGAATTACACCATTAACATAAGGCCAAAGTTGTTCTTCGTAACTAGTTGTTCCAGTTACAGTTACAACATTGGTTCCTTCACCTAATAAAACTAAATCGTCGCTTCCAAATGTTCCAACAAAATTTGTAAAAACACCTATTGTTTCGTTGTTCTGATCTTTAAATACCCATGCACCTTTATCACCGATAATTCCACCGCTGCGTGAATCATACCAATCAAGGTCTTCATCATATAATAATTTAGCGTCAGGAAAATTTCCTCTATCAACAATTATACCAGCTGTTTCTGTTCCATCTGGTCCTGTCGAAACTCCGTTACCACTTTCACCATTATTAATAGTAATTGTTTTATCAGTAACAGCAAGTTCTGATGTGTTAATAGTTGTTTGGCTACCGACAACATTAAGATCGCCGTAAAAGTTGAACGTACCGGTAGTAGCAGGAGACAATCCATCTCCTGCTCTAAACTCTACTGTCCCGCCATCGTTAATAGCAAGTTTATATAGATCTACACTGTGTTCAAGTATTTTGGCACTAGACATTTAAAGACTCCCTAAATTACTGGGCGTCTACGTTTGCACCAGCGTCACCAGCTGCCGGATGTACACCTGCTGCCCAACGCACATTTGCTACGTTAGCTGTACCGCCTTCGTATTGAATTGTTCTGTTGCGTAGTTTAGTAACTTGTACAGTTGTTGAATCTTCTAGAATTGCATCAATTCGAAATTCGCCAGCAACTAATGCTCCGTTAGCTTTGTTTACTAATGTTAAAACTTCGCCAGTGGCAGAATCGCCTTGGTCGGAATCTAGTCTTACTAAAAATTTATTTGTTGATCTTTGTGACACAATATGTGCTGCTGTTGTTGCTTCTGAACCACCTGTAAAAAAGTGGCGTGTTGCTGCGACACGGCCTGTGCCGTACCCTATCAAGTCTTTATTAATTGGACGTCCCATTGTTTTCTCCTTATGTTGACGTTCTAGGTCTACGCGGTGGGACCGCATAAGTCCTTATCAAGGTTCTCTATTCCTTTGACAAAAGTATTTATCCATTTTATTAAAATGGGTGTTTACTCATATAGTTCAATATCAACTGCAAACGATCTTCCGTTTTTTTCTACAACATTATATTTAATTTTGTTTCCAATTGTATAATCTTTGCGACCATTTTTAATAACTACATCTCTTCGAGTTTGTCCAAATGCGTCAGGTCTAACAATAGCGTTACTTCCTGTATATTTAAATATTTGACCAGTTTTCATTATTCTCTCCTATAGTATATTTACTCAATAAAAAAGGCCCCGTAGGGCCTTTTCTGTTAATATTTGACTTAAACTTAGCTGAAGCTTAGGTTGCCGGTTGTAACAGCAACTTTACTTAGGTAGTCAGCTGCGTTACCTAGAGACGAAGCAGTGTTGCTTAGTTCTACATAACCGTAGCGTGTCATAAATGATACTACTGGCTCAAATGTGTCCGGATCTAGGACGACACCTGAAGACATAAGTGGGATGTATGGGCAATAGAATGCTGCTGCATCTGATTCACTTGTACCTTTATAACCAACTAGAACATCATCAGTTGTAGAATATGTGTTTACATAAATCTTCATTGCGTTGTTCAATGTACCAACCATTTTAGTGTTAGTTGGTGCTTCGAATGTGCCTTCTGTTGTTCTTGCAAACGCTGATGTTGTTGCCGACTGTAGAATTGTTAATACAGTTGGTGAAACAACAGCCCAGTTACCTGCGCCTCTGCGTGTACGCTGTGCAATTAAGTTTGATACTTTGTTGATTTGAACTGCAAGTGCTGCATGTTCGTCACCAACAAAAGTAGCTGTACCACTTACTGCTGCTTGGTTGTAAGTTTCTGCTGCTGAACCTGCTAGTGAGGTTAGACTTGCAATAACTTCTTGGTCGATTTCTGCAGTAATCTCTTGAGCAAGTGCTGCCATGATTTCTGCTTCTACATCGATACCGTGCTGGCTTTGAGCGTCTTGTGCCGCTTCAAATGTCCAACGTGCTGATAGCTTACGTGACTTCGCTTCAACAGTCTGTTTCAAGATCTGAATGCTTAGTCTGTTACCAGCTGCGCCTTCTAATGCGCTTGTGGCTGCCGCTCTATCGTCAGCAGCGGCACCGGAGTAACCTTCTGCGATTTTGAACGGGCTTAGTGCCTCATCACCAGCTGCTGTGTCTGTTCCGTTTGTACTATTGAAAGTATCAGCGTAACGTACACGTAGTGTGTGAATTTGACCAACTGGACCAGTCATTGGCTGAACGCCGACTAGTTCGTTAGCGATAACGGTTGGCATAACACGTCTGATCACTGGAAGGATCACACGGTTTAGGGTTGCTACGTTACCAGCAGAAGTTGCACCTGCAGTTGCGGATTCTGAAAGATACTTGCGTGTATTTTCTAGAGTAGTTTCCATTACTGCTTTTTTGTTGCCTGTTAGGCCTTCGGTTAAGGCACCTTTAGTCTCCTGCCAGCGACCTGTTAGTAGTTCTGACATATTTATCTCCTTATAATCCGGCCAAGCGTTTGATATCAACTACATTATGTTTTGATTCGCTTGACTCGATAGAACTGTTTGTTTTATTGCCTGTGATTTCTTTGCCTTCTTTAAGTGTTGCCTTCTGCTTCGCTGGAGCTTTACTATCAATAACTGACGGTAGATACTTGTCAAACGATGCTCTTAACTTCGCCGTTTGAACTGATTCCAGTAAATCTGCCATAATTTCTTTCTGGGCCGGGTTAAGTGGTCCAGTAAGTTCGTTTAATACTTCTTTACGCTGATTCGACTCAACTAGACGCTTTACTTCAGCGTCTTTTGCTTCTGCAATAGTTTTAGCTTTTAGTGCTAATCCTTTAGCTTCTTCAATTTGTTGGTTCTTAGTGTCTACAACTTTAAGTAGTTTTTTAGTTTCTGATCTTTCATTTAGGTGTGAACCCATATATTCATTAGCAAATGCTTCGAATATTTTACGACCAAAATCGTTTTTACGTGCTGAGTCAATATCTTCTTTTAACTGTTTGATTTCGCTGCGTAAGCCGCGGTCAACAGTTTCGGATATTGCTTTTGCACTTCTTTCGATAAAGTCTTTGCGGACCTTTTCGAAGTGAGCTTTGCCTTCACGTACTAAGCGTACTTTTGTTTCAGCAAGATCTTTTTTGTCTTCATCGAACTCTGCAATTTCTTTAGCTAGTTGTTCAACAACAAATTCTTCAAGCACAGCGAACTTATTAGCCATTGCTTTCTGATCTTCGTGTAATTCATTTACTTCTTTTACCAATGTTTCTGATACAAATCTACTCATAAGATTTGCATTTTCTTTCATTGCTACCGCATACTTTGCTTTTTGTTCAGCTAGTTGTTTACGGTCTTCAGCAAACTCTTTCATTTCCTCAGCTAACTTTTCAGTCATTAAGGAATCGATTGCTTCAATCATAACACCTTTGTCGTGCTCATATTTTGTTGCAAACTCTTCACGAAGTTCAGAAGTAACGGAAAGACGATTTTCATCAATCTTTTTGTTCCATGCTTCTTCAATTTCTGTTTTCATTGCTTCTGAAATTGCATCGCTCTCTAAAAGGGATTTAAGTGCTTCCATTAATTTCTCCTTTATTGGAGCCTGTCTATTATTTTTAATAGACTCTCTGCAATATATTTTTGTGCCTGTGGGTCGCCTGTTACTTCTTTTGAAGTTAAAAATGCCTTATACCCGCCTCTTTCGTTCATTAAATGCTCGTAAATTGGTGTTGGATATGCACCGGGGGCGCTGGGCTGAGCCACAACGTCCACGGTGATTATTTCAAATCCGTTGACATTGCCTGAGCCATCAACTTCTCCGCTACCTCTAGATGAAACACCTAGTTTAACTCCGCTTTCAAGCATTGTTTTAACTAGGTTTCCCATTGGTGTTGGTAGTATTTTTAATTTTCCAAAACCGTTTGCTCCGTCCATCCACATGTCTGTGATTAGATGACTCACTCGATCTAAGTTAATATTAAGACCTTCTGGATGATCTACTTCACCACAAACCGAATATCCTTCAGCTATCTGCTCATTGAGCGTGGTGACAGCCCTGCCAATTTCTTCTACCGGATAAACACGCTGGTTAGCGTTTTTAACACCACCTTGAATGAAAATTCCCTTCATATGAAGGTCCTTTCCACCCGAAGCGTTATCAGCAGACTCAACGACCATTCTAGCTTGGTCGAAGGATAGTGTTTCAGTTAAGTTTAACATCTTCAGTCCTATCTTAGCTGCCAGTCATTGACTTTTTATTAGCAGCATTCTCTGGCTTGCCCTTTTTCTCAGCGCCGTGGCCAGGTTGCGACTTCATTGATTTTGAAGCCTTACCGCCTGGAACGTTTACATTCCCTGCGTTTTCTTCTTTTGCACTTGTATCACTTAGTGCTGAACCTTGTACAGTTGAACCTGCGCCGGCTTCTGGATGATTACCATCTTGGCCTTGATTCAAGTTACCTGCTGTGCCGCCCATGTCATTCTTGCCAGCAACTGTTGATTTTTTGTTGTCTGCGCCTTCTGTATTTGATGGGTCTGCAATTTTTTCTACATATTCACGCATTGTTTCTGATGCTGTTTTTGGAGTTTTTGTTTCTTCTACTTCTTCGTCAGCAGCTTCTTCTACTTCTTCGTCAGCAGCTTCTTCTACTTCTTCGTCAGCTGATTCATATGCAAATGCTTCTTCTTCTGGCTCTTCTTCACCTGGCTCTTCGTCACCTGGCTCGTCGTCGCCCATCATGTCAGCAAATGCTGCTTTAAGCTCTTCAAGTGCATCTTCTAGGTTATCCATTGCAGCTTCTGGACTGTCAGCTTCGCCTTCGTCGTCGCCGTCATCGTCGCCCATGTCTGGTGCCATTTCTGGTTCCATGTCGCCCATCATATCCATTGCTGGATCTGGCTCTGCTTCCATTTCTGGCTCGTTAAGGCCAAACATTTCATCTAGGTCTTCGTCGTCTGACTCATCTAGATCTTCGTCGTCTGACTCTTCAACTTCTTCATCAGTTGTTTCGTCTAGATCTTCGTCATCTGATTCGTCAACTTCTTCATCAGTTGTTTCTTCAACTTCTTCGTCGTCGGATTCGTCTAAAATGTTTGTATAAATTTCTCTTGATTTTTCTACAACGATTTCGTGGAATAGTGCTTCTGCACCTTCACGATCCTCGTTTACTAATTTTTCGAGCATTTCCTCGAATTTTGTTTGATCAGTCATGTCGTTCTCCTTCATTGTCAAGGCTGTCTATTATATTTACACTTTTTTGAAAATATACGCTGAAAACGGGCTCAAAACGGCCCATTTAATTTTTTTTATGATAATTTGAACTTTTGTTTGAACTTTTCTATAGTAATATGTCTAAGATTATCATGCCCTTCTAATGAATTTGGTACAAAGTACGGTTCGACTTCAACTACTCTTATATATCTAATTCTAGGATTTTTTTGAATTACTGTAGATGTTTGTCTTTCCCAGTTTCCAAAGTATGTTGCTCTATCATGTAGCTTTTTGTAGTTTTCGGTACCAGCATACACATTGTTTACTAATTCGTTCTTTCTTCCAACTCCTTGATAATCAAACCCTAAAATATACACCTCTTTAGGAAACTGATTGCTTGCAAAGTTGAGTGCAGTTGGTCCACTGCTCCAACCTAAGTTTGGATTAAAAAGGTTTAATTTTTCAACTGATCTGGTATATTTGTTAGGATTAGTCCACACTGGGTGCTTGTGCTGATAACCAGCAGTTGATATCTCTCTAATCATTTTAGTATCAACTGCAACAAGGTAGTCAGGAATAAACTCACGGAACAAGGCATTACAACCGTATATTGTTCCGTGCGCCCTTAACTCTTCTGGTTTGACTGGTTTACGACTTGTTCCGTTGCCTAAAACAAAAACAATGTCACTTCTTTTGATCTGGTCATTTGGACCTGGGCTGTTTGGAGCTGGTTTTGGTTTTGGTGGAAGCACACTTCGTTGCGCAACTTTAAGTTGTTGATTGTGAGCTGCTTTCTCTTCACGCTTACGTGCTTTACGTTGAGCTTTTGTTTCACCAGGAATAAAGGTTTTGGGCAAAAATTACTCCTATGCGATTGCTTCTTCACCGCCTTGAGCAGCTAGTCCATACATTGCCCTAATGTATAATAAGTCAGTTTCAGACTCTTTCTTATGAGCATCGTCCGCCCTACGTGCTCGATTAATATCTTTAAGAGTTAATCGTGTTTTTCTAGTATCATCAATGCTGATTGGTGTTTCGTCGTCATCAGAAACATACCTCTGGTCTTCTTGAGGTTCCATTGTTGTTTTATCAAAATAATATAACTCTCTTAGTATCATGTAATTATTTATGCCTCTGGTGTAGTATCAGGCGGAGTGCCTGCTACATCTCCAGCATCTCCTGTAATTGGATCATCATCAGCAAGTTCATCGCCCATTGCTGCTTCAGTATCGTCTGAAATGTCACTGCCGCTAATACCCGCGTCTCTAAGCTGGGCAGCAGCATCGTTTGGTCCAGCTGTGAAAAATTCATCATTCTCTTCGCGCCACATGCGTTCGTTGTCTGCAATTTCTTCTTTGCTTAGTCCTAAGAATCTTTGTAGTGCAAAACGGTTAGAAATAAACGGAACTTGCTGCATTTGAGTAAATGTACTAATTCTGTTGCTGTCAAGCTCTGCTTGTCTATAACTTGCAAAGTTTTGTGGAGGTTGAATTGTTAAGTCAAACATTGCAACATCAACGTTAATGCCTTTGTTGGTTAGATACAATTTAAATTCGTTGTTAAAAACCTGTGTAATCATGCTTTGTAAGCGTTCACAGTAGTTATTAAAGCGTAGCTCTTGTATGTAGGCAGTGCCTACTCTGCCGTCGTTGTACTGACTTGCGCTATCGTCTGCACCAGTTGGCAAGTAACTTGACGGTATTCTTAAACCTCTAAGTAGTTTATTGGTAAAATATTTTAAATCGTCAATTTCACCGAGGTTTGTACCGCCTGGTAGTGTTTCAACTTTAGATCCACGTCCTTCAGCAGTTTGTGGAAAGAAGTAGTCTTCGTTGATTGACAGAGGGTTATAGCTGCTGTCTATGACAGTTTGACCGCCTCCGGTCTTGGATGGGATTCGTCTTTGATGAATTTCCGTTTTTACACGCTCCACAAACTGCATAGCAAGGTGTGACGGCATGTTGCCCACATCAACGTAGAATACTCTGCGCTCTGGCGCACGTTGTACTCGATAGATAATAATTGCATCTTCGAGTAATTCTTTTTGTTTGTAAACTTTAAAAATACTTTCAAGTAAACTATTGCCAAAAGGAAAATTTTGGTCTAAACCTTCACTCATACTTAGGTGAACTACATGTTGAGCATCAATAGCAGTTTCGTTACTTTCAGTACTCCATCTGCTACTACTACCGTCAGGTGTTCTGCCTGTCATGAACTTTTGGTCAAGTGTTTGATAACCAGCGCCGCCTTGTGGACCATATGCTTGATTGGTGTTTATCTTGGTTGCACTTAGTCCTTCAAACGAAATATTAATATCTTTTACAATATATTGTTCAGGACGTTTGCCGTCACTTTCGTTAACAATAATTTTTGTAATGTTAGCAGGATCAACATGAAACCACTTTTGTGTTTCTGGATCTCTAATAAAAAATTGATCACCGTATTTGAAAGTATTTCTAATAATTTTAAAAATACGCTTTTCAAACTCTTGAATTTTGCACCATTGTTTCAAATACTGTCCAATAATTTGAACTTCAGTATTTGTTGGCGATTTATTAAATTTCATTTTGAACGGTGTTTCGTTCTCTTTGTTTTTCTGACTGCAAAATTCTGCCAAAATATCCAATGCAGCGTTCACTTCACTGTCATTGTCCATAGTATTGTATTGACCATAGCGTTCAATACGATTTGGTGAACCAACATATACATCAGGAAGATGACTGCTATAATTTGCTGCCGCAGGACCAACGCCCTGTCCTTTGCTAAAACTGAAAGGAGAGTAACTACCAGAAACATTCATACTGGTTGCAACTGGTGTAAAGTGTTTTTTCCAACTCATACTGTTAACGATCCTTTCAAGAAGTCATTACTAATACCGCTGGTGATTCTGTTATTTTGTTTCATTAGTGTTACTAATTGTGCGGTAGTAGTATTTAGTCTATTGATAGCACCTCCAAGGTCAGATTGACTGTTGTATGCTGCTGCTTCTTGTGGATTGAGTACACGCTCACCTGCGTGAATATTTGCTGTTGTATTTTCAGGTTCTGTTGTTTTTCCTGTAGCCCTTAGTGTTCCAATTCGTCTTTCTGGTAACGGCGGAACGTTAGCTATCATATTATTAAGTTGTGCCAGCTCGTCAAGCAATTGAGCTCCAGCAGATCTTTCATTAAGTAACCCGCTACTGCTCAGTCTTTGTAAATATGCAACATCACTTTCGCCTTGTTCTTTTGGATACATTTGCTGAACGCCAAAATTTTGATTTGCGAAATCGGATATTCCTTCAAGAGTTGCTGTTCTGTCTTCTTGTAATCCAGCTATAGCTTCGGCTCGTCGATCTCCAGATAATCTACCTTCCATTAATCCTTTAATCAAATGATCATACACTTGGGTAGCTAGAGCGCTATCGCTAATTGCAAAATCTCCTAGTAAACCTGCGTTGTTTAACATTGTTTTTAGATTAATAATCATTCCTTCAAACATATAAGATAAATTACCAATCAACGGATCGAATACAGTATAGTCCAAATTACTAAATGCTTCACTTATTTTGTTTGTTAGCTGTTGAAGCATTGTACCGGCACCTTCTCCAACATCTAAACCCATTTTTGCTCTTAGTTGATCATACAACGTCAAAGCTCCTTCTTGGGTATCAAAGCCCATTGCATTTAGTATACCGTTTTTAAGTTCTCCAAGTGAGGCTTTTGCTGCTTCACTATCAAACCAACCTGCAATTGAATCTGATGCTAACAATGCAACATCGCTAAACATTCCTTTTATTCTTGCTCTAAATCCTTCGTCTTTAAATACTCTTGAAATTGACGTGCCAATTTTAGAAAATAAACCACTGTCTAAGGAACCTCTGACTCCAGTTTCGTCCATTGTTCCTAAAAAGAAATCTAAAATCTTATTACCAGCAGCTACCAATTTATCTTTAATATACGTACCTGCATTTCCGCCTTCTTGGATATGAGCAGTAAAAGCATTAACTTCTCTTGTTATTGGGTCGATTAGGTTTTCCTTGACAAATGTATCAATTTTTGTTACAAAACTTGAAATTCCTTGTGTTGCGTTATCAAATGATCCGTCTTGCGAAACAGGACCAAACAACGTAGCAAACGAAGCTGACAAACTAGTACCTAGTTCTTTTAAACTTTCGAATGTTTTACTTTTTAGAAAGTTGTCTGTTATAAACTTTGATAGATCTGCAACAGCTTGTTGGAAACCTGCAAACGCACCTGTCACCGCGTCTCGTCTTTCTTGTTCTTCAATCATTTTATCAACATTGATTCCTGCTGCTTTTGAAAAACCTCCAAGTGTGTCAAACAATGCACCCATAGGTGTGCCTTGCAACAATCGCATTTCTGCTGGACTAAATTGGCTAGTTATACTATCTCGAATAGTTGGAGCAAGAGCACCAAATTGTCTCATAAACTCATTTGGATCCATGTTCTCAGCATTTTTCATAAGATCTGTAAACGCTTTACCTCCGTTTACCTGTTGTAGTGCTATACCTAAATCAGTTAGTCCTCCTGTACCACTTGAAATTTGTGTCAAGTCGTCTGTAAACTGTCCTCCTAACATCTGTGCAGCAAACGCAAGGTTGTTGGTTAAATCGTCAGCTCCTTCGCCTGCTCTGGCAATTAATGCTTGAAACTGAGCACTTTCTTGTAGTGCTTCGGTTTGATTTAAAAATTCTTTTCTACTTGCGCCTGTTGCTTTTGATAACAAATCAATTTGCTTTAGATAATCTGCACTACCTTCGATTAACTGTCGATTGGTCATGCCTTGCAACATACCTTGGCGTTGCATATTATTTGTATAGGTCAAGAACCCTTCGTTTATTTCTCCAATTGAGAAACCCATATTAAAAAGTGTTTCGCCTAAATCACTTGAACGCAATCCATGCGATACTTCTGCAAAACGTTTAGCACCTTCTTGTACACTGCCACTTAGGAAACGCATAGTTTGCGAGTTGGTTTGCACAGTTTCATAAAAATCTGTCATTGCCATGCCGCTGGTTGCAGCTACTTTGTTCATTTCAAAAATACTGTTGCTAAATCCTGCACCAACTTGACTAAGTTCTCTAAACTGATGTGTGCTTGCATCTGCAAAACGTATTAGAGATTTCATTGCACCTGGCAAAACTTTCATTGAGTCAGTAAAGTCACTTACTCCACCTACGCCGTCTTTTAAAACTTTTGTGTATGTATCAAATGCTTTTGCACCTGCTTGTGCTGCTTTACCAAGTACGCCAACATTATCTGAACCTTTTTTGATTGCAGCATTGTGTGTTTGCCTTAGTTTTGCTTCAGCTTGGGCAGCCGATCCTTGGCCACGCTGTTGCTGGCGTGTTAAATCAATAAGTTTTAGTAGGGTTGCTTCACTAGCAACGCCCTGAGGGCCACCTACATTTAAAATTTCTGTTTCTGCCACGACTGTGTTCCTAAATTAA